AACACGCAACACGCAACACGCACAAGTATACACCGCAACCGATGCGATGAATTATTAAAGAAAAAAGAAAATATTTAGAAAAATTATTTAAATTACAGACTTTTTTGAAGACAACTTTTGAAGATATGCTATCTCGCGCTCACGCTCATCCGGGTTCAGATTCCGCAACAAACGCAGTATTTCTTGTTCAACACTAGTCAAATCGTCTGACGAGATAGTTGGCGTTTCGTCGCCCAGGCCGCTGTTTAGCCAGTTTGGATCAACACCCAAAGCTCCCGCAATTTCAACGAGATATTTAGTTTTAGTGTCTAAGTTTCGCTCAAGAGCAGAAATACGCGCTTGTTTAACACCAGCCAGTTCTGCCAATTCTATTTGCGTCAAACCTTTTCTGGTGCGAACTTTTTTTATTCTATCGCCAATCGCCAAGCTAATTGCCTATATTAGTCCGTACTTTTATGCCCGTTAGTTTATTCTTAAAATAATTAAAGTCAACTTAAAATAATTTTGATCAATTTTTGCAAATTTCTACTTTTCACAAAAAATACACTTTAAAACGTAATTATTTATTGATTAAAAATTAACATGTGATAAACTTTAAAGTGTATTAGATAAATGAGAAGCAATATGTCAACCCAGCAATATTTGAAAGAAGCTATGCAAACCGCAGACATTAATCAAGTTCAACTTGCTGCGAAGACAAACATTAAACAGCAAACAATCAGCAAGATTTTAACCGGCGAAAACAAAACTTTGAGATATACAAACGCAAAAAAAATAGCAGACTTTTTTGGCGACAAAATAGAAAAAGTGTATGGAGAATGAAATGCATAATTTAATAACCTCTGTCGAGCCAATCGACGATGTAGTGTTGATCCCACTATGGTGGGATTGGAAGTATCAATATCCAAAAGAGCAACTTTTTAAAATTCTGCAAGACGATATTATTTTTTGGGAAGCTTTTTCTGCTGACGGTGTAGAAATGCCAGTACCCAAACCAACCACTGACCGCGACCAACAGCGCAACTTTAATGCAGAGCTGTACTTCCAGACTGACGTTGTTGATTGCGTTGAGAAAGGAGATTTTGATCGTCTTGGTCGCCTGGTGACAGAGCAATTGCTTCGCTATGCAGAACGCATAGCAGAGCTAAGAGCATAATCGCGGTGAATTCCTTGCAGCTCCCACAGGTGCGCTGTAACCAAGCCAGATGCTGCGCGGTCACCGCGAAGTTTCATAATGTCCGTCAATCTGGTGACCTGTCGTGAACAAAAAAGAACCGAAACTTGAATACCTCACTAGACCGCCGCGCAGAGAATTATCTGCGTTTGAAACATGGCTCATTGCGTTTTTATCGGGCGTTGGTCTGGCTTACATCATGTCGAATTATCTTGGAGCGAACTGATGATTTTGAGAAAAATTAGCGAAGAGCGGCTGAACGAAAAGTTAGGAATTGATTTTTTTAACTCACTTGAGTTTTGTCGAGGCGAAATTGATTGCATCAACGGTTTACCACGCAAATCAAATCAACCCAAAGAATATGACCTCGGTTATGGCTTGAGGTATGAATTAGAAGCGCAATTAGACGCTCAAACTGACAATGGAGAAAACTAATGAGAAAATCAGAATCAATTTCAGCGTTAGCGGCTGCACTAGCTATAGCTCAAGGCGAGATGGGAGGTGCTGTGAAAAGCAGCAATAACCCATTTTTTGACAGTAAATATGCTGACTTGGGTGAAGTAATCAAAACTCTCAAAAAGCCTTTCGCAGATAATGGAATTTCTGTATCGCAATTTCCTTTCAACGCAGAGGGCGGTGTGGGCGTGACAACAATTCTAATGCACGGCTCTGGCGAATGGCTTGAGAGCGACTACGTTTTGCCGTTAAAAAAATCTGATCCACAAGCAGCCGGTGGCGCTATTACTTATGCTCGACGATATGCACTTGCATCGGTTGCTGGCATTCCACAAGTGGATGATGACGCTAATTTTGCATCTAGCGAAATTGATGAAATAGAACAACCAAAAACTATAAGCAAAAAGAAGATTAAAGAACTTCAAAAACTTGTGGACGATTGCGGTCGAACCGACGAACAATTTTGCAATTGGATTAAAATCGACAAAATAGAAAATATTTTGGCATCTGATGTTGCAAAGATTCAAGAGCAACTAGAGTCACGAATTATTGCAGTAAAAGCCGCTGCAAACAAACCAAAGGTAGCAGCATGAAGACCGCAAAGGCTGCTAACCGTAACCCGATTTATATGAATTGCGAACAAGGATCGCAAGAATGGTTGCAAGCGCGTCTTGGCGTACCCAGCGCATCAAGATTTAACGTCATCGTCACAACAAAGGGCGATCCTTCAAAATCTGCAAAAGCATACATCAATGAGCTAGTTGCAGAAAAAATCACTGGCGAAAAAACCGCGTTTAAGGTGACGGATGCAATGCAGCACGGCACTGACACTGAAGACGAAGCTCGACGCTTTTATGAATTTGCCGAAGGCGTTGAGGTTGACCAGGTTGGTTTTGGCATTCATTACCTTGGTAATTTTGGTTGCAGCCCCGATGGTTTGGTGGGTAATGATGGCGGTTTAGAGATCAAATGTCCTCAACCTAAAAAAATTATCGAATATTTAGAAAAGCCAGCTTCTGCAATCACCGCTTATTACCAACAAATTCAAGGCTGCATGTTAGTTACGCAGAGAAATTGGTGGGATCTCCTGATCTATCATCCAAAGATGAAACCTTTGTTGCAGCGGGTTTTTGTAGACATTGATTTTATCTCAAAACTGGAAGCTGAACTTCACAGCGCATCAATCCAAATTCAAAAATTGCATAAGGCATATAAAAAATGAGCGGTGTAAATAAAGTAATAATTTTGGGAAGGTTAGGTCAAAACCCAGAAACAAAATCCACGCAATCTGGAACGATGATCACAAACATCAGTTTGGCAACATCTGAGAGCTGGAAAGACAAAAACACAGGGCAACAGCAGGAGCGCACTGAATGGCACAAGATCGTTTTTTTTAACCGTCTTGCGGAGATTGCTGGCGAGTATCTTGAAAAAGGTTCAGAGGTGTATGTTGAAGGCTCTTTGAAGACTAGAAGTTGGGACGATGCCAAAACCGGCGAAAAACGATATGCAACTGAAATTGTAGCGCGTGAAATGCAGATGATCGGCAAAAAGCCAAACGGTGAGCAAAAACAAAACTTTCAAGCGCCTACCCCAAAAGCTGTGACTTTTAACGATGAAATACCTTTTTAGGAGAAAAAAATGAATCAGCGAACACAAATTTTGCGATTTTTGGAGTCGGGCAAAAAACTAACACGGCAAAGAGCGATAAACGAGCTTGGTATTTTTGAAGCGCCAGCGCGAATCTCCGAGTTGCGTAATGATTATAAAATTCCGATTGAAACTAAGATGATTCGCGTAACAAATAGATATGGGCGCGGGGTATCTGTTGCTGAATGGACTCTTGAAAATGTCAGTTAAATTTTCGCTATCAACAAATGAAGGATTCTTTCAAACGAAAAGGATAAAAGGCGAGTGAAATGTTAATTGAAAAATGTAAATTCGCCGATAATCATGGCGTAAAAGCATCCACGGTATCTGGGTGGATGCAGCGCCACTGGACAAAGGGCCAACATTATTATGTAATCGGGCGAACGACGATGATAGACACAGAGGAATTTGATCGATGGATAAGAAATTCCCAACGGGAATCGCACCCCGTGGAAACGGGCTTGAAATCAGAATTACCCAAAAAGGAAAGGTCGCGTACCAAGAGATTATTCCAGCAAACCCCAACAATGCGGCTGACGTTAGGCGCGTAAAAAAATATCGGGATGAGTTAGTGGTCAAGTTTCGGCTTGGCTTGGCGTTTGAGGAAGAAGAGTACCCTACTCACCTACAGTCCTTTCACAGTATGGCCCAAGAGTACCTTGAGACTCATCAAGGCAAGCACTCCACAAAGCTAGGCTACCTCAACATTCTCAATAAATATTGGATACCGTTGTTCGGCAAGAAGCCCTGCGCTTCTATTACCACCCGTGAAATTAAGCTAGCTCTCAGTCGGATAGATGCGTCAAGCAAAACCCGTGACAATGTCCTTGGCCCTTTGCGCGGCGTTTTGGGCTATGCCGAAGTATTCCCAAACCCAGCGGCGATTATTAAAACTAAAAAGGCACAAACAAAACCAATAGAGCGTTATATGCCAACAGAGCGTGACAAGATAATGTCGTGTTTGACCGGCGATGTTTATGTGTATTTTGCGCTGCTTTTTGGCTGTGGCTTTCGCCCTGGTGAGATTAAAGGATTGCTTAGAAATGACTTCGATGGCGAGCACTGGCACGTTCACCAGCAGATCGTTAGAGGAAGGTTAGTAGAATCGACCAAGACAGGTCACCGCAGAAAAGTTTATGTGCCGCTTTGGGTCAGAAAGGCAATGAAGATGATGCCGCCGCGTATAGACTCGCCCTACTTCTTTGTTAACGAAAACGGTGGTTTTTTCCAAGATACAAGGCGATTTAATCGGGCATGGCAAAAGGCGCATAAGCGCAAGCAAATACACTACCGAACACCCTATGCTTGTCGGCACACAAGGGCTGCTGAATTGCTCTCAAAAGGAGTATTAGCACCACTGGCTGCAAAGCAATTAGGCCACTCAACTGCCGTCTTTTTAAACACCTATGCAGAGTGGATAGATGAGTATGCATCTGACAAGGATTTTTCGCAGTTTGAACCGCTACCGGGAACAGAGCATAAAAGGGGCAAATGATCAGTTTTATGATCAGTCTTTTATCGGTTAATGTCGCCCACTGTAGGTCACGAAAAATAAAAAGTCAGCATTCATGCGGGTTGTAGCCGACACTGGCCTACACTCGCCGTCATTGGCGCGGGTTCAATCCCCGTCGTCCA